TAAACAAGGCCATCAAAATCAGATGTAAATTCCTTACATGTTTTAATCCGTTTTTGAGACCAGTCACTACTAGCATCGAATCTTTTCCATTCTGGTAATGGCACAAGTTTTGCATTATACCCATGAAAGTGAAGTTCATTCTTAGAACTTCTATATTCGTTCAATATCCATATCTCAGTTTTCCATGTTTCTGCTGCTTCATCAGACATTACAGAGAAGCTTTTTGGGTACTTATCAAAATCCATTATTTATCTTCTTTCTTTTCATCTTTTGATTTCATTTTGGCAATACCTACAGGCAATTCAATTACTTCTAAACTTGACGCAATTGAAATCACTTGGTTACTCAATGAAAAACTAGTTAGAGTAAAGGCATCTGGAATATCTATCCCTAAAGGAAACACATCAAATACAAAATGATAAATAGTGTTAAAATCTGTAAATTCTCGTTCTACTTTATCTTTTAAAATATAAGAATAATCGAATCCAGAATTAGATTCACGTTTCAAGAATGATAATTCAACAATTCCTTGATAGTCAGGTTTGACAGCATATTTATTAATGATTTCAAAGCGTTTTTGAGCATCTTCTTCTTTGGCATCAATAAACACACTAACACCCTCAGAGCCATTATTTTCTCCAATATGATATTTCAAATAATTCATATTTAAAATTTTATCATTTACATACTTGTTAAAGAAATAAGGTATTGCTTTTTTAACAATCAAATAAACAATAGACCATACTAAGAAAAACCAAAACAAACTTTCAGCTTCCTTTGCATTGGCATCTTTTATTTCCGCTGTCAAAAGCAATGTCAAAATAGAATACAGGAAACCTCTGATAAAATTAACTGTAAATCTTTCAAAACTTCTATGATTTAATAGATTTACGATAGGTGCTGCTACATAGAACGTACAAATAACAGCGATAAGTCCAGAAATATTTGATTCAATTTCAACAAATCGAATAGTATATGTTGTCCAAAGTATTGCAACTAAATCAAAAAATAGTTTATTTAGTTTTTCTAAAACAAATCGGCCAAAAACTACAGAAGACACCTCAATAGCTTTAGGCTTCATATTTTTAATATGTGAAATATATTCTTTCATCTTTACTCCTTTTCCCAAAAGGTTTTATTTTTATAGCATTTGCCATACAACCATTATACACCTTTATCACGCGCAATTCAAATGTTTTTCTGATATAATATTTCATGTAAAAATTAATTTAATTTTACAAATATTTTTTTATAATAAAGGAGAATTTAGTGAATGATTAAATCAAATACAAACAATCATCATATCACTTGGAGTGAAGCTCTAAACACTATTATCTCAGAAGATGGCTCAATGAAACTAAAAGAATTTCTGGACAAATTTAAGATTTCTTACCCTAAAGAAATTAATTGTACTGAAGATTCTATTGTTTCTTTAGAATCACAGATGTTGATTGATACAACATTGATAAACAATTGCCACCGGCCAATTTTCGTCAATACCGTATCATACTCAACATTAAATCAATATTTGATGTTTATGAAAATGTATTTCCAAGAAAATCAATTGAAAATCTTTGAAGATAAATTCAAAGAAGTTTTTGATAAATGGTTTAATGTTCAAAAAGACTATTCATCAAACGTATATGGCGTTGACAATGTTTTCAAGGATTGCTTAAAGTATGATGAAGATGACGTTGTTCTGGATATTGAAAAACTTATGAAAGAAGTTATCACTGACCTAGCTGCTGAGTTTGGCCCTCTACAACAAAGTGTGCAAAAGGATGGCCGTGTCACTTATTATATATTTGCCAACAACATTGAAAATATTTTCTATCGCATTAGAATAGTCAAAGGGATTGCTGCATCTACACATCAATATATACATTATGTAGAATTGGAAAAAGTAGATGATGATTTCCCAGAAAAAATCATTAAATTAGCTTCTAGAGAGCTTTGTCTTTCAAACAAAATTTATGATTCCATAAAACAATCTAAAAGTCGGGTTATTTTTGTAGAGCAAGAACATATTGGCAAAGATATTGTTATTGAGTTTTCACCTCTAGAATAGAAATAAAAAAGAAAAGCACTTGAAATATTTTTTAACACCCCCACACAAATCCTCCACCTCTTAGGTGGTGAGATGTAGGTGGGTTTTTATTTTATTGAACTGTTAAATTAAATTGATTTCAACCTTTTTCTTTGGTAAAATAAAAGGTAATACAACAAATAAAATAGGTAGATAGGAGGAAAAATGGCAATAAGACATAAATCCTATAAGTTTAGATTATATCCAACTGAGAAACAAATGATGATGTTTGAGAAGACCTTTGGCTGTTCTCGCTTTATTTGGAATCAGATACTGGCTGACAAAATTCAATATTATAAGGAGACAGGTAAAATGCTTAACAATACACCTGCTCGATATAAAAAAGATTATCCTTGGCTGAAAGAAGTAGACAGCCTAGCCCTTTGTAACGTCCAATTGAATTTACAAAAAGCTTATAAAAGTTTCTTCCAATCAGGTTTTGGATTCCCTAATTTTAAATCGAAAAAGAAAAGGCATAGTCAATCCTATCAAACCAATAACAATAATAACAATATTGTGGTTTGTGATGGTAAAGTTAAACTCCCCAAAATTGGTTGGGTTCGCTTCAAACAGCATAGAAAAATGACAGGTCTTATTAAAGGAGCAACGATTTCAAAGACGGCAACTGGGAAATATTATATTTCCATTTTATGTGAAACAGACATCCAACCCTATCCTAAGACAAACTCAAGTGTTGGCATTGACCTTGGTTTATCTCATTTTTCTATTCTCTCCACTGGGGAGAAGATTGAGAATCCCAGATTCTTAATCTCATCCTCTAAGAAATTAAGGAGAGAGCAGAAAATATTATCTCGTAGGGCATTGGTTGCAAAACGATTAGGGAGAAGTTTAATTGACTGCTCCAATTATCAGAAGCAGCGCTTAAAGGTTGCTAGACTTCATGAGAAGATTTCAAACCAGAGGAGAGATTTCCTTGCTAAATTGAGTACCAATCTTATCAAGAACCACGATAGGATTTGTATGGAAGATTTGGCAAGTCGCAAAGTCGCAATCTCATGAAGAATCACCGTCTAGCTAGAGCGATTGGAGATGCCTCTTGGTCTGAATTTATGAGAATCTTAGAATACAAAGCTGAATGGTATGGGAAGAAGATTATTAAAGTTAATAAATGGTTTCCCTCTTCTCAAATTTGTTCAAACTGCAAGGTTAATTCAGGGAAGAAACCACTTCATATTAGAGAGTGGACGTGCAAGAGTTGTGGCGTACACCATGACAGAGACCTCAATGCCAGCCTGAATATTCTAAATGAGGGCTTAAAAATATTAGCTTAATTTAATTTAAAATAAAATTAAAATAAATTTAACCGTAGGAACTACGGGAATAGCTTGGTAAATTTGTGTAACCTCTATTGATTAGACAGCTAATCAACAAGTCTGCACACTACCCAAGAATCTCCTACCTCTTAATAGAATGGAGGTAGGAGTAGTTCACATGCTTTTTTGTTTTGTATCTAGTTATTTCCTGAGACACAAAACCTTATATCAAAAATCAGTAATTAATGTAAATAAAAGTAATTTGACTTCTTGAGGCGCTAGAGTAACAGCCAATAATACAACCAATACAGAAAGTCCAATAATCCACCATGTTTTTGATTATTTTTTAATTCCACTTGAACACTTCTCTTTCTATTTAGACCTAATCATCTTTGACTTAAAAGTAAGTATTTGAACAGAGTATGCAATTTGTTCTTCTATAAATCTATTTAAGTCAGTATAATGAACATATTCTTCAATTGTTTCAATAGAAAATCCATACTCGCCCAACAACTTTCCTAGCATAAAGCAAACAAAGTCAAAACTTACCTTTGGAACTCTGTCAAAAGAAAGCTCTACATGCTCTTTTCGTTCTAAAGATTCAGCGATATTATCAGCAATAATTGCCCCTTGTTCTGAATCAAACTCTAGAAAGAAACGTTTCTTATAGTTATACACACTAATAACCTTGTTAATTTTATCTTTATTCATATTATTCATTAAATTCTCCTTTTTTTATATAAAAATTATGCCCTAGTATTGAAACCAAATCTATCATCTGTAGATTTATACTCTTCAATATATTTGCTTTCCAAGGCCAACAAATCCTCGTGTGTGCCTTCTTTAACAACATCAATGGCCTCAAAAGTCCAGTCACACATATTGGAGTTTTCTTTAAAGAACTCATGAAACTTTGTTCCAGACTGAGCTTTAATGTGCTGCCACCAACGCCATAAAGGGAAATTTACAGTTTTTCCAATATAGACTTTGCTAGTTGGCTTATGAGTGATTTTGTAGATGTAACCGACGACTTTAGTGTCATAGCCTTCTTTGTCAGCTTCTATCCGTAAATTATATTCTTCTTTACACTCTTTGCTGCAACAGTAATTACGGTGATGACCGTATGCAGGCGAGTTCTCAAAGTCCAATCTAGTCATTGGGTTCTTTTGGCAAACAATACAGGGAATATCATCTAACCAAAAGGATTTCCAGTAGTCATTCAACTTGTAAACAGTAGCAAAAAAGAATTCATCCTTAGAAGTTCGTTGAGGAACTTTCTCAGAAAAATATTCAGAAAAATCTTCTTTTACTTTCTTCAATACTTCTTTTTTGTCATCAATATCAAAATAGACTTGACGGTATACCGTGTGTGGAGAGAACTCTCCTTTTTCTTTTTTAAGATTTATATTGACAATCCAGTCCATATCTTCCAAAACCTCACTTTTGTTATTGTTTTTTATAAAAAGAGCAGGCTCTAATCAATTTGTCTTGATTAAATTAGAGCCGTGCTTTTTAAATTTATTTTATTTATCTGTACTTCCAAATCCGCCCACGCGCTGCCCAGTAGCTTCATCACCATCAGCAATCAAGAACGGCATGAATACCCCTTGCATCATAGCAGTACCAGCTTCAATTACTACTGTTTCATCTGTAATATTAGTGAATTGCGCGTGAATGTTTCCATCATTATCAGGATTTCCATAGTAATCCTTGTCAATTACTCCAACAGAGTTAGACAGGACAATACCTCGTTTACGAGGATTAGAAGACCGGTCAAACAAATAAAGGACTTCTCCCTCTTGCATATAAGCTTTAACATTTGTAGGGATTAACTTGATTTCACCCGGCTCAATAGTAACTGTTTTGGCAGCAATAAAATCATAACCTGCTGAATGTGCAGTAGACCGTTGTGGCAACAGATTAGTGTCTGTTTCGCCTTTTACTAATTCAAATCCTCGTAGTTTTTGTGACATATATAATATTCTCCTTTAAATTATTATTTCTTAATCTATTATAACATATTCTATAAATTTTTTCATTCAGTAAAGTTGCT